ATTAATCAGTAAAACCCGACTGCTCAGCGAGAATCGTCGAAAAGGACGAGTAGTTCAGGCGGAAACGCTGGAAGCAGCGGGCCATGTGCTATTGCTAACATCATTACCGGAAGATGAATATTCAGCAGAGCAAGTGGCTGATTGTTACCGTCTGCGATGGCAAATTGAACTGGCTTTTAAGCGGCTCAAAAGTTTGCTGCACCTGGATGCTTTGCGTGCAAAGGAACCTGAACTCGCGAAAGCGTGGATATTTGCTAATCTACTCGCCGCATTTTTAATTGACGACATAATCCAGCCATCGCTGGATTTCCCCCCCAGAAGTGCCGGATCCGAAAAGAAGAACTAACTCGTTGTGGAGAATAACAAAAATGGTCATCTGGAGCTTACAGGTGGCCATTCGTGGGACAGTATCCCTGACAGCCTACAAAACGCAATTGAAGAACGCGAGGCATCGTCTTAACGAGGCACCGAGGCGTCGCATTCTTCAGATGGTTCAACCCTTAAGTTAGCGCTTATGGGAAAACAGGGACGCTGTACAAAACGCTGAAAGCCATTTCAGACCAGGCAAGCGCGAAAGTCATTGTTGTTCGTGTCGCCGCAGCCAAGCCGCTGGAAGGCGACGCAGAAGCGGAAACGCAAGTGCAACTGATTATCGGTGGCTCTGATGCTGAAGGTAACTACACCGGCATGTATGCGCTTCTGACTGCCGAACAGAAGACACAGTATCGACCGCGCATCCTGGCGGTTCCTGAATACGACACCGAAGAAGTGACGGCACAGCTTTGTGTGATCGCCAAACAGCTTCGCGCCTATGTTTATGCAAGCTGTAACGGCTGCAAGACGCTGGCGGAAGCCCTCGCGTATCGTAAAACCTTCGCATCACGCGAACTCACGCTGATCTGGCCTGACTACATCGCATATAACCAGGTGTCCGGGGAAAATGAAGTATTCCCGGCCCCGGCCTATGCGGTAGGGCTGCGCGCGTTTATTGATAACCAGTACGGCTGGCACCGCTCGCTATCTAACATTGCCGTCAGCAATGCGCTTGGCATTTCGAAGGATGTTTTCTGGGCGCTTCAGGCTGAAGACAGTGACGCACAGACGCTGAACAACGCCGAAATCACCACCATCATCAAGCGTAATGGCTTCCGTTTCTGGGGTAACCGCACCACAGACACCAATGAATTTGTGTTTGAGGTGTACACCCGCACGGCGCAAATCCTGGCGGACACCATCGCAGAGGCGCAATTTGAAACCATTGACGGGCCACTCACCCCGACCAACGTGAAAGACGTGGTGAGCGCGATTAACAAGAAACTCAGTGCACTGGTCACAGCTGGCAAGTTGCTTGGCGCGGAAGCCTGGTTTGACATCGTGGACAACGGAACCGCAAACCTGATTCAGGGCAAAGTGGCGATCCGCTACAAGTACACGCCGGTGCCACCGATGGAAGATTTGACGCTGATCCAGACGTTCACCGATGAATATTTTGAAGGCGCGTTTTCGTCTCTGGGGAGTAACTAAATGGCGATTCCACCAAAACTACGGCTGTTCACCTGCTTTGTGAACAGCGTGAACAATATCGGCAAAGTGACATCTGTCACGCTGCCAAAACTGACCCGCAAAACTGACGACTATCAGGGCGGCGGGATGATTGGCTCTGTTGCTGTCGATCTCGGACTGGATAGCGGCGCGCTTGATGCCACGATGGTTGTAGGCGGCCTGGTTCAGGCTCTGCTACTGGAATACGGCGGCGATCTGGACGGAACGCTTATCCGATTCACCGGGGAATATTACACATCCGGCGAGAGTCAGATCGTTGACGTGGAAATGCGCGGCAAATTCACCGAAATCGACGGCGGCGAAAGCAAGCAGGGCGAAGATACGTCCGTAACCTACGCCATTAAAAACACGTACTACAAGCTGTCAATTGACGATAAGCCCATCTGGGAAATTGACCTGCTGAACTTCGTGTACAAACGCAACGACGAAAATATTTACCCTTCCCGCGTAATGTCTGCGCTGGGCATGGGATAACTAACAACCACTACAGGCGCGGCATCGGGTGATGCCGCCCGGAGATTAAAACGATGACCGAAGAAAACACCGTAACACTGACACGCCCGATTAAACGCGACGGCAACGAAATCAAAACCATCACGATCACTGACGAAGTGAAACAGGCTGGTACCCTGCGCGGCCTTCGCCTGGTGAACGTGATGAATATGGACGTGGACAGCATCAGCACCCTGCTAACCCGCTGCACTTCCCCGCGCCTGAAGCTCAAAGAAATCAGCGAAATGGCAACATCTGACTTTGTTGAACTTTGCGAGGCGCTCACGCCTTTTTTAGCGCCGAAGGAGCCTGGCACGAAGAACGAGACGGAGACGGAGAGCGAGTAAACGCGCCCCACTTTGACCTGATCGATGATCTGGTTGCTGATATAGCAGTTATTTTCAACTGGCCGCCCTCAGAGGTTTTCACTATGTCCCTGAGTGAGGTGATAGCCTGGCGTGAACGGGCGGCTATCCGAAGCGGAAACAGTGAAGATGAAAGACCTTAATATCCGTGTCGCCTTCAGTGCGATTGATAAGTTAACCCGCCCGGTAAATGCCGCCCGCAACTCAGTGGGCGGCTTATCTGAATCCCTCAAAAAAACACAATCGTCTATCAAAGATCTGGAAACGCAATCCCAGGCATTCAACCGCCTGAATGAGCGCGTTAAAAAGACATCCCAGCAACTCACCACAACACAGCGAGCCTTTGACGGCCTGAATAAAGCACAGAAAAACGGCACGGTACTAACCGACGCACAGCGCGAGCGCATGACGGCACTGGCAGCGAAACTTGATCGCCTGAATGCCAGCCGGTCACAGGAGACAGCAAAACTCCAGCAAGCGTCCCAGGCGCTGCGCGCGCACGGCGTTTCACTGGCGGGCGGCGATCGCACAATTCAAAGCGCTATCAGACGCACTGAGCAATACAACCAGACGCTTGAGAGAGAACGGCGACAACTTGCCGCAGTCACCAACGCGCGCGCCCGTTATGACCGTCTGAGCGCCACAGCGGGCAAATTGCGCACCGGCGGCGCGGTGGCGATTGGCGCAAGCGCGGGAGCGGGCTACGCTGCCGGACGCTTCCTGGCCCCTGCCGTGGGTTTTGATGAGGAAATGTCGCGCGTAGGCGCACTGACCCGCCTGGATAAAGGCGATGAACAGTTTGCCGCCCTGCGCGCCCAGGCCAAAAAACTTGGCGCTGAAACCGCATTTACCACGCGAGACGCCGCCAGCGGGCAAGCCTTCCTGGCAATGGCTGGCTTTACACCACAGTCAATTCAGGCTGCGCTGCCTGGCGTTCTGAATATGGCGCTAGCCGGTGGCATGGATCTGGGTGAGTCCGCTGATATCGGTTCAAACATCCTGACGCAATTCAAGCTGTCATCAGATCAGATGGACAGGGTTGGCGATACGCTAACAGCCGCATTTACCCGTACCAATACCGACCTGCGCGCCCTGGGCGACACAATGAAATACGCGGGGCCAGTGGCGGCTAATCTGGGTATTAGCCTGGAAGAGGCATCCGCTATGGCGGGTATGCTTGCCAATAACGGTCTGCGCGGCAGTGACGCGGGTACAGCATTACGTTCCAGTCTATCCCGCCTTGCTTCACCACCAAAAGCCGCGGCTGATGCTCTGAAAGAGCTAGGCGTGTCGGTTGCCGACGCCAACGGGAAAATGCGCCCGATGGAAACGGTACTGTTAGACCTTTTCAAAGCCACACAGAAATACGGGCAGGTTGATCAGGTATCTTTCTTCAAAAATATCGCCGGTGAAGAGGCCTTTGTGGGCCTCCAGACGCTGGTACAGGCGGCAGGCTCGGGAGAACTACAAAAGCTCACAAAAGAACTTCAGGGCGCTGCCGGTGAATCCGCTACCGTCGCAAAAAAAATGGCGGACAACCTGGGCGGGGATCTAAAAGAACTCGATAGCGCCTGGGAAGCATTCCGTATCCAGATTGAAGAACTGGCGGACGGCGCACTGCGAAAACTCACCCAGGCACTGACCGGCACGATCGGCGTGATGACTGAATGGGCGAATAAGAATCCGCAGCTATCAAAAACCCTTCTGGCTGTTGGCGGCAGTGTGCTGGCCCTCACCGCCGGGATTGGCGCAACGTCCCTGGCTATTGGCTTACTTCTGGGGCCACTGGCAAAACTTCAACTCGGCTTTGCCCTGCTAACCAGCGGGAGCGGGCTGGGTGGCGCGGTGACACTGTTCAGCCGCCTGGCTGGCGTTATTTCCGGGCCGCTTGGCGGCATCCGTGGCTGGGGTGTCGTCTTCAGTAGAATGACCGGCAACGCCGGGAAACTGGCTGGCGCGCTTGCCCCATTGAGAGGACTGCTTGCCGCCGCGTTTATCTCACCAGGTGCCGCCCTGGGCGGAATTGTAAAAGGGCTTGGTAGTCTCCTGCTTCGCCTGACCGGCATACCTGCAATCATGGGGATCGCTAGCTCGGCCCTCTCGATGCTCGGCGGCGCGCTGTCATTGCTGTTAAGCCCGATCGGGCTGATTGGCGCGGCCTTCATTGCCACAGGGTTGCTTATCTGGCGATTCTGGGAGCCGATCAAAGCCTTCTTTGCGGGCTTCTTTGCCGGTGTAATGCAGGCGCTTACGCCGTTCCGTGATGCCTTCGCCGGACTGGCCCCCGTCTTTGATGTGATCTCAAATGCCGTTTCTCAGTTGTGGCAGTGGTTCAGCAACCTGCTTTCACCAATGACGACCAGCAAAGAGACATTGGATAAATGCGCAAGCGCTGGGGAGACGTTCGGCAAAGTGTTTGGCCTGGCAATTCAGGGGCTAATGTTACCTCTGACTGGATTGGCCAAAATGGTTGGCTGGATACTTGAAAAGCTGGGGCTGATTCCGTCCGGGATTGAAGCGGCGAAAGCAAAAGCGGAGAAAGTGCAGAAGGAACTCACACCGGCAGGATTGGCTATGCTGCAGGACAAGGTTGGCACGCTCACTGTCGATATGAAAGCAGTAACCGCGCCACCTATCGCCCCACCATCACCAGTGATTGCTGTTGATACGGGAACTCAACGGCGGTTACAGAAAATTGCGGACAATACCGGCGGGATGCTGGATGCAACCAAAAAGCGGATCGGCCCTGGCGATATCGTGTTTAAGAATCTGCCCCGCGCATTAGCCGTCCACGGCGCATGGCAGGAAGCACAATCACCCCCAGGCGCAAACCTGGCCCAACTTAGCGCGCGCCCGGTTATCGCGGCGGCATCAGCACCGATTAAACCGGCAGTTGAAGTACAGGCTATTAGCGGGCAATCCAGTAAACAAGCCAGCAAACCGGCGCAAAACACCGCTCCTGATGAAATACATATTCACATTCATATGCACGGCGATCTCAGCAACGACGCCCGCGACATTGCACGGATGGTGACTGATGCAGTTGGGGCAGAACTTAACAAGCGTTCCCGCTCTGGTAGCAGTTTCAGAGACAAAGATTAGGAGAGCAAAACAATGATGATGGTTTACGGAATGTTCGTCTTTGAGTTAAAAACCATTCCCCACCAACAATTACAGCAGTCAAAGACATGGCGGCATGTAAAGAACGAGCGCATAAACCGATCGGCAAAGTGGCAATACATTGGTGCAGGTGACGATCAGATTACCTTATCCGGTGTTTTGTACCCATCAGTGACCGGCGGTAAGGTGAGTCTAACTGTGCTCGATACACAGGCCTACACCGGACGCCCCTGGCCTCTTATCAGCGGCACCGGGCGGATCTATGGCATGTATTCGATAACGCAGCTTCAGACCACCGATACTGAATTTGACCAGTATGGGGAGCCGAAGAAAATAGAATTTACGATCACGTTTCAAAGGCAGGATGAAGACCTGCGCGAAAGCCTCCAGTCTTCATCAGTGAGTGATTTACTCGGCAACCTGCAAAACACAGCCAACTCAGCGCTGAATAATATCAGCGCCGCCGCATCCAGTCTGTTTTAAACAAGTAAAAATATACCCCTCGGATTGGTTTTCACCGAGGGGAGCAACAAGAGACCTAGCTCTAATTTTGTTCAATCATGTGTAAATTGTGCAGACTAAATGATTGTCCTTAGAATTTTTGTAAGTAAAATAACCACAATTTTTCCTAATTGCGCGACTAGACTCTATATGAAAAACCTTTCCTCAATTGATTACGCAAAACTTTTCTTTGCGTTTTGTATCATTTTTATACACACAGACATTTTAGGCGGCAACAGTAATTATATAGGATATGTTACTTGCCAGGGACTGCTAAGGATTGCAGTGCCATTCTTTTTCATTACTAGTGGATATTTTTATTTTTCTGTAATGCAAAAAAATAAAATTAAAAAATGGTTTTCTCACAATATAAAAACCTATGCTCTATGGACGCTTCTTTACTTACCAATAATACTAGGATTAGTTGGTTTTATTAGGGCGGGTAAGCCTTTAGCGACAGACCTTACATATTTATCTCTAAATGCAGTATTTGGATTTTGGCACTTATGGTTTTTCCCTGCCCTGATAGTATCGGCATTATTAACATTACTTTTAGCTAAGCTAAAAGATCGCACATTAATAATCATATGCTGCATACTTTATACGTGCGGCACGTTACTTCAATATCGCGCAAATTATTCCATTGACATAAATCGTGACATATGGTCTCTCGCTACAGTTTTCTTTTCCAGAAACGGTCTTTTCATGGGTTTTCCATTGTTTATGCTTGGATACCTTATAAATAAAAATAACATAAGAAATAACAATACATATTTACTCATTGGTTCCATTATTTTGGTCATCATTGAGGCATCCGTAAATTATTCATATGGCACATATACCTTTGATATGCTTTTTTCACTTCCATTCGCTGGTGTTTTTGTTTTTTTAAAAGTTCTAGATATCACCCTGAAAACAAAAAACACCTTCACAATTCGCGAGCACTCAAAAAACATATATCTTATACAAATCTATGCCATTCAGTTTGCAAAACAATTTGCATCTGATTGGTTAGTCATAACAACAATCGCATGCACTATTTGCATTAGCTATTCAATAGCTAATATCATTAAAGATAATTTAATTGCAAACTTTAGACTAAAAAGCCTATCAAATTAATCCTCAGGGATATCAGGCCAGATAATGTCGGGGGCTTTTGATGTGTCAATACGCATTAATAGCACCCGATATTTCTTCCACTTCGCAAGCTGAATAACTTCATCATCGGTTGAAATACCAGCTTCAATCGCATCCTGCCGCCACGCAATTTCTGTACCTGCATTTTCAGCCAAGTCTTTTTTTTGCTGTATAGCTAACGCAATTAACTGATCGGCTGTAGGCTCTGATACATCAACCCATACAGGCTGACCGGAAGCGTCGCCTCCTCTACCTTTTCCTTCTGGCGGCCTTCCTGTGTATTTCTGATAAATATCAGATTCAACTTCAACAATGTCATCAGGCCATGTATTCGTTTTTTCATAGTCTGATTTCATTGACTCAAAAAAGAATGAGTTATTCTTAGCACTGAAATATATATTACTAAACATAATTAACACCCCACACCAAAGCAAAAGAATGGTTTTGACGCAGCGACGCCTGTTCTTTCTAATAAAGAAACCTGCATATCTCGATCGCTTAATCTTTTAACTCCAGCAATCGCCGACGCTGCTGCATCACCAGCCACATTGCATGGCAAAATACCAAAACAGCGAACAGGCCAACCAATAGGAAAAGGGGCTGAAGCCCAGCCGCCACCATCAGTATTCCCCCAACACCACTGTAAAATTATTCCATTTGGAAAACGCACCCAACCGGCATCAGCCATTACCTGAGTAAAGTCTGTATTTTTCACATACCCCTGAATGCCCCAATCATTCTGAAAAATCAATTTTTTCACATCAGCATTCATTGTGAATGCATTAACTCGACGATCGGAGATCTCCCCTGATGGAGATAAAGCAAAATCAATATAGTTCGCGCCGTTTCCCATTATGCCGCAAATAATCGACGACATAATTGCTCCACCAAATGAAAAATCCAAACCACATGCACTTCCATTTTCACTGCTTTTATTTTTGATATGAATACCTGAAAAACCACTCTCTTTTTCCACGATCATTTCGTGTCCGACTGCTGAGATAATACCTTCAACAATCACATCACCAGTAACCCTCCCACCAGAAGCAGGTAACGCATCGGCTGCTAATTGAACTGTTTTATCCAAACCAAGGTTTTTGATAGCCTCTCCAACCAACCCGGCCTTAATCAATTCTTTAAGAGCATTTTCAATCAACAGGTACTGGCTATGCGGATTAGCGGTGTCAACGTGCTTTTTTATCGCGTTGTCTGTATAGGTTTTCACCTCAATTACAGCACTATCAACATACTGCCGGGTTGCCAGCACAACGGACGGATCAACTTTCAGGGTAACGGCATCAGTGCTCGATACCGTGAGCATCATCCTTATAACCTGCGTACGGCCTGATCCTTCCTCTGAACCGCCCCGGAAATCCTGGAGACTAAACTCCCTGAGAAAGAGGTAAACAGGATGACTAAAAATACTCGTTTTTCCCCCGAAGTCCGTCAGCGGGCGATTCGTATGGTTCTGGAAAGTCAGGATGAATATGACTCACAGTGGGCGGCAATTTGTTCCATTGCCCCAAAGATTGGCTGTACGCCGGAGACTCTGCGTGTCTGGGTTCGCCAGCATGAGCGGGATACCGGGGGCGGTGATGGTGGGCTCACCAGCGCTGAACGTCAGCGTCTGAAAGAGCTGGAACGTGAAAATCGTGAACTGCGCCGCAGTAACGATATCCTTCGCCAGGCTTCCGCTTATTTTGCGAAGGCGGAGTTCGACCGCCTCTGGAAAAAATGATGCCACTGCTGGATAAGCTGCGTGAGCAGTACGGGGTCGGACCGGTATGCAGCGAACTGCATATTGCCCCGTCAACGTATTACCATTGTCAGCAACAGCGACATCATCCGGATAAACGCAGTGCCCGTGCGCAGCACGACGACTGGCTGAAGAGAGAGATACAGCGCGTATACGATGAAAATCATCAGGTGTACGGTGTGCGTAAAGTCTGGCGTCAGTTGTTACGGGAAGGAATCAGGGTGGCCAGATGTACAGTGGCACGTCTCATGGCGGTTATGGGACTTGCCGGTGTTCTCCGGGGTAAAAAGGTCCGTACGACCATCAGCCGGAAAGCCGTTGCCGCAGGCGACCGCGTAAACCGTCAGTTCGTGGCAGAACGACCTGACCAGCTGTGGGTGGCTGATTTTACTTACGTCAGCACATGGCAGGGCTTCGTCTATGTGGCGTTTATCATTGATGTGTTTGCCGGATACATCGTGGGGTGGCGGGTCTCATCGTCTATGGAAACGACATTCGTGCTGGATGCGCTGGAGCAGGCGTTGTGGGCCCGTCGTCCGTCTGGCACCATCCATCACAGCGATAAAGGCTCTCAGTATGTGTCACTGGCCTATACGGAGCGACTAAAAGAAGCCGGATTACTGGCATCAACAGGGAGTACAGGCGACTCGTATGACAACGCGATGGCTGAGAGCATCAATGGTCTTTACAAAGCGGAGGTAATACACCGTAAGAGCTGGAAAAACCGTGCAGAAGTGGAACTGGCCACACTAACGTGGGTGGACTGGTATAACAATCGACGATTGCTGGGAAGGCTGGGCCATACTCCTCCGGCAGAAGCAGAAAAAGCTTATTATGCTTCCATCGGAAACGATGATCTGGCAGCCTGAGTTCACAGATAAAACACTCTCCA